GAATGTACCAGTTTGTACAATTGCAATGGGGTTATTAAAATGATTAAACACGATTACGCGAATATTAATACAAGCCAGCGCAGTGAAACCTTAGCCTACGTGGCTTGGGCTGGCCTGGCTATAATGTCAACTAGTTTATTGCTCGCGAACATGTTGTGGGTGATGGAGGTAATTTGATGAATGACGATGCATATAAAAATATATCGATTACGCTCGCAAACTGGGCGCTTGACTTTAATCGGTCGGCTACTGATGCCATTAATTACATGGATAAAATTCTTGTACTTGATGCGCTAACCCGTGATATAATGATACACGACATAAAAACCAATATTAATAAAGTGAGGTATAATAGCGATGATAGAATTTGAAAGTAATTTTATGACAGCAAAAGAGGAGCAACAAATGGAAGATGACATAGATTATACACTTGAGGAAGAGTTCCAAATTTGGCTAGAGGACGCTATCGTCCCGATTGAAGGCGATGCCATACGTACTCAAGACTTACGCGAATTAATTAATAATATCCACAGCAGCGCACATAATAGGGGCTATGCGGAATTAGGGGAATATTTGTATCACCTAGCGTATGACGCTTTAGTTGAGTATAATTTGTACAATCAATCGCAATTGGAGCGAGATTAATGAATAAGGAAGATGAAGTACTAGAGCCGACACATTATACAGTGTGGAAAATGCAGCCAATAACTTTTATTATGCAGAATCGGATGGAATTCTGGCGGGGTAATGTTATTAAGTACGTAGCTCGAGCGGGCTTTAAGGGCGATGAAATTCAAGACTTAGAAAAAGCGATACGCTATCTTGAAATGCGCATAAATGAACTTTCCGGCGTACCTATCACGCACCACCATAAGCAACCAGTGGACGGGTTAAAAGATGGCTAAATATCCCGACCAGCACAAGTTTTGGTGCGATGTAGAGATGCAAAACGGCCATATTGTATCATTCGAGGACGATAAGTTTAAGAATAAAACGCAGGCTTTAGAAAATGCAGTTAAACAGATGGAGCCGTTGGGCGATAATTGGCTTATCACTACGTACCGTTGCCAGCAACCTAGCGTTGTTCGGATTGCTAAAGGCGGTGAATTATATATCTATGACCCAGTAGGAGATACATACAATGGCACAAGATGATTTCGGAAATAAGATTATAGAACCGCAAACTATTGAAGAAGAAAAGCTTCAAGAGCATCACTTGGCTTGGGCACTTTCGGACGCTGAAAACTATATAACCCTTTATGGGTATGAGGCTTTTATGTTCCAATTACACGCGAGGCTTATACAACAATGATTAAATATAGTGATGAAAAACTAGTTACTGATGAAAAACTAATCAGTGATAATGATATTCTTTCCGCTTATAGCGAGTATTTAAGCTACTTAGCGTGGCTCGATGCGGAAGAATTGGAATTACAAAAACAACACGAAATGGAAGCCGCTAATGCGATGTTCAGTGTGTGATACTGAGTTGACTGATGGTGAAACGTCTAGGAAGCATCCCGATACTAGGGAATATCTAGACACTTGTGGTAAGTGCCTACAGTCTATCTTTAACTATGACCTTGAGGATGATATGAGTGACGTCAAATTGATGTCAAAATACATACATACCGAAAGAGATATATTATAAAAAGGGGAAAAACATGCTATACTTAATAGGAATTGTTTGTTTATTACTTATTTTTTCTTATATATTTGATTAAAAGGGGGAATAATGAGCAAAAAAGAATTAGAAAAAGGCACTTGTTTGCACAAAGCACCATGCCCTAGTTGTGGTAGTAGTGACGCAAGGCAGTTCTATGAGAAACCTTCCGGCGTTGTTGATTCGTTTTGTCATTCGTGCGATACATTTTTCCCGTCTGATGACAATGTACAGGAAGCCGCCAGTTCCTTTGTAAAGAGACATAAGAGCAAGCCAATGTTTGATATTAATAATGTAGAAAGTCTTCCTACACGCGAAATAAGGGGCGTTAGGGAAGAAATATGTAAAGGTTTTGGCGTAAAAGTCTTGTTGTCGGAGACAGATGGCCAAACAATAACCAGTCACGTATTTCCAGACCGCGTTGATGGTAGAGTGGTTGGTTATGAAGTAAAATCAACAGATAAAAAGATAACAAGCGTTGGTGACCGCAAAGGTAATCTGCAATTATGGGGTCAGCATATCGCTATGAAGAATGGTGGTAAGAAATTATTTATCACTGAAGGCCGCCTAGACGCTATGTCGCTCTATCAGTCGCTGTTTGACCATAAGCCAAAAGGATATGCTGGAAAGCCTTCCGTTGTATCAGTAACAAAAGGCGCGACCAGTGCAGTAAAGGACTTGATGAACAATCGGGAGTTCGTAGATAGCTACGATGATGTAATTATCGTTATGGATAGTGATTCAGCAGGTCAGAAAGCTGTTAAAGATGTTCTAAAGGTCTTTCCTCGGTTTAAATCAGTTAAGTTACCTATGAAGGATAGTAACGAAATGCTGGAAGCAGGCGAGTCTAAGAAGCTGTATGAATTAGCAATGTATAAAGCTGAACACATTCGGCAGGGTGAGCTTGTAGATATCGATGCTGACTTGATTCAGAAGGCATTAGTAAAACCAGAAATGGGCATACCATTCCCCTGGCGTAGTGTTAATAAAGCAACCTTCGGGATTAGACCGCACACTATTCATGTCGTAGGGGCAGCACCAAAGGTAGGTAAATCACACCATGAGTACCAGCTAATCCAGCACCTGCTAAAACTAGACCACAAAGTTGGGGTATTTGATTTAGAAAACGCACCTGTTAAAACCGCAGTACGAATAGCGAGTAAGGAAGCAAAACAGGACTTTACTAGACCAGATAAAGAGTTTGACCCACAGACCCTGCATGACACCCTGCTAGACCTACAAGGAAAGGTTCGGTTCTATGATAGGGGTGCGTCTAGGGACTGGTCAGACATACGTATCTGTATAGAGGAAATGCATCTTCTGGACGGAATTTCGCTGTTTTTCATAGACCCACTAACCGCCCTTATTTCTCGTTACAATTCATCGGAAGCGAACGACAAACTGAATGAAATCTGTACGGACATGGCTGACCTTGTGAACCTCTATCCAATTACGTTGTTTTGCTATTCACACGTCAACCCTAAACCAAAAGGCAGTAAACCACACGAAACTGGTGCTAAGGTCTTATCGAGTGAGTTTACGGGTAGTCGTGCTATGGAGAAATGGTTTCATTATGGGCATGGTATTAGTCGTGACAGAACAGATGAATGTCCAATTGAACGTAGGAACATGAGTGAATTCTATATGCTGTTTGACCGCGAATATGGTCAACAATACAAGTGTGATGTATACTTTGAAGAAGACACAGTACAATATCAGGAGGTCGGCTTTGACGGATTACATAATTGATATAGAAACGGACGGTTTGGACGCTACTAAAATCCACTGTATGTCGGTACACAATGGTAAATCTATAGAAACTTTTACCAAGTATGCTGATATGCAGGTGTTCTTAGCTACAGTTGATAGGCTGGACAGGATTATTGGTCATAATTTTATTCGCTATGATGCGCCAGTTATTGAGCGTATTTTAGGCACCAATATGCCTTGCCAAATTGTGGATACTTTGGCACTTTCTTGGTATCTTTACCATGCTGAAAATAGGCATGGCCTGGAGCAGTGGGGCGAACGTCTAGGCGTTGCTAAACCAAAAGTTGAAGACTGGGAAAACGCTGACCTTGAAACTTATGTCCATCGATGTGAACAAGATGTTAAAATCAATTATTTGTTGTGGACTAGGCAACATGAGTACCTTAACAAGTTATACACTGATAAGCCTGAGCCTATTATCAAGTACTTAATGTTTAAGATGAAGTGTGCTGCCTTACAAGAAAAGTGTAAATGGAAGTTGGACGTTACTAAGGCCAATACTTTACTAGATAAGTTGGAATCTGAATATGATGAATTATGTATTCAGTTAAAGTCCGTCATGCCACAGGTACCCAAAGTGGCTAAACGTCATAGACCAGCCAAGCCATTTAAGCAGGACGGTACACTTTCAGCGCATGGCCTGAAGTGGAAAGGCTTGTGTGATAAAAACAATGTAGACTTTGATTCAAAAGAGCCTATCGAAGAAACTGTCGGATTTGATGAACCAAACCCCAATAGCGTTTTCCAGGTGAAAAATTGGCTGACTAGTCTAGGTTGGAAACCAATTACTTTTGAGTACAAAGCGGCCGCCGCCGACTTGAGAAACAAAAAAAAGTCAAAGGAAAACTATGAAAGTGTTCCACAAGTTAAAATAAAAGATGGTGGCCTATGCAAATCCGTAATAAAACTTATTCCTGAAAACCCTGAAATCAAGGCTCTAGATACAATAACATTGATTAAGCACAGGATAGGCTCGATTAAGCATTTCTTAAAAAATGTAGATGAGCATGGCTTTGTTAAAGCAGAGATAGGCGGCTTAACTAATACGCTACGATTCACGCACAGAGTATGCGTTAATATACCGTCTAGTCGTAAATTATATGGTTTAGAAATACGCGAGTTGTTGACGGTATCTAACGATGACAATATTTTATGCGGCAGTGACTTAGCATCGTTAGAAGATAGAACCAAGCAACACTTTATGTGGAATCATGACCGAGATTTTGTAAAGGAAATGATGGTTGACGATTTTGACCCACACCTTGACTTAGCTTTATCAGCCAGTGCAGTTACGGAAGAGCAGGTAATGGCCTATAAGTACGGTGACGATAAATCAATTAGCACTATACGCCATAACTTTAAGGGCGGTAACTATGCCTGTACGTATGGATGTGGTGTTACTACGCTTTCTCGTCAATTGGGTATTCAAAAGAGGGAAGCTGAAAAAATACACAAAGCATACTGGAAGCGTAATTGGTCGCTTAAGAAGATAGCTAGTGAATCTACAGTTAAGAATGTGAATGGTAATCTTTGGCTGCTTAATCCAGTTAGTAAGTTGTGGTATTCGCTACGAGCAGAAAAGGATATATTTTCTACGCTTAATCAGGGCACTGGTACATTCTGTTTTGATATGTGGTTGGGGTTTATAATTCAGAAACGCCCACAGCTAACTGCACAGTTTCATGACGAAGTTATACTTGAATGTAGTGAATCAGAAAAGGAGGAAATTGGTCAGATTTTAAGTAGTAGTTTAGAAAAGGTAAATAACCTATTGAAGTTAAATAGGGACTTAGGTTGTGATGTACAGTTTGGAAAAAACTATTCACAAATACATTAAAGTGTGTTATACTATTATAGTAACATTA